TTACGGGATAGAAAGTCAAACAAATACAATTTTTACTGATGTATCTTCTGTGTCTAATAATATTTCGGAAGAAGAATTAGTATATTGGAAAGAAGTCACTAACTATGAATATGAATATAATAAGAATCAATTCAACTCAACTATAAGATTGATTGATTCTAAATTTTCCAGACAAGCCGCAGAAGAACTTAATGAATTAATGGGAAATTGATATATGGCGTTTACAAAAGAAATTGGTATAGGGGATTGTATAGCTGATGTTACTTATAATGGAGAATATCTGCCAATAATGTCTATAGACATTAAAGAAAATATATTGGATCCATTTGGCCCAAAGGCAAGTATATATTTAAGAGATGTTTTTAATAACTTTGCGTTTCTTCCTGGGAACGAGAAAGATAAAATCATAATAACATTTACGGATCATTTAAATAATAAAGTTGTATTTGACATGAGGCCGTTTAAACATGTTAATATGCACGACGCCACCAAAAATAATAAAGGTAGCGGAAAATATCAAGTTTCTGAATTGATAGTAGTTACTCCGGAATATTTGGCAAATTTAAAAAATCCAGTACAGGGGAAGAAAGAAGGTCCAAGTACCACAACTGCAAAAAGTATATTACAAGGAAACCTGGGGACTACGAAAAATGTGATAATTGGGGATTCGTCCACGTCCCCTCAACAAATAAATTTTACTTTAGATAAACCTTCAGATGCAATTGGAAGTAAATTGAACGGTCTTGGATCATCAAGTTCTAGCGGTTCTGCGTTTTATGTATTTTTTCAATCTGTTGTTAATGGGATTGCTTCTTATACAATTACCACCTTTAATAAATTGATGCAACAAAAACCTCAATTTGAATACGTTAAAAGATCAGATGCCGGTACGGGAAATATTTCTAAGCAAGATTTAATTTATTCTATAATGGGTTTAAACGTCGATTCTTCCTTTGACCTGGAAAGAAGAATTGATGGGCAATTGTCAGGTAAGTCATTTAATCTATCAACTGGTCAGACTTATACTATGGGTCCAATTGCACCGGCAACTAAACCCGAAGATCCAACTGTAATTGATAGAACTGTTGAAATGCCTAACCCAGTTTATATAAATATTTTGTACGATAAGGTTAATACTAAAAACAAGACAAATGTGGTTAAAGCGCAATTACAAAAAGCATGGGAATTAGCAAAGTATTCAGAAGTAAACGGTATGATAAGAATTTATGGTAATGGCGGAATACAATTGGGGAGTTTGATAGATATTGACCCAGGAGATACACCAAATAGACTTCAAGGGAAAGGTTTGGTTACGGCCATTCAACACCAAATAGCAGACGAAGGAATTAGTCCTAGATATGTGCAAAATGTTGCTGTTGTCCCAATTCCTAAATCATAAGGTGATATAATGAGATTTAAATTTGCTGAAGTAAGGAATATCGAAAATGATCCTTCTCAATCCGGAAGGGTTTCGGTTAGATCTTATGGCGATCAAGATAACGAGAAACTAACACCTGACAGTGCTTTACCTTGGGCAATTCCACTCCAATCCAGTACTTCTGCCGCAACCAGTGGATTGGGAGAAACGCCAACTGGATTAGCAGTGGGTTCAAGGGTAATGATAGGTTATATGCCCGAAGATAAAGCCGAACAATTTCCCATAATTATGGGATCGTTTAGTAGGGCAGAAACCCCTTCATCCCAAGGGCCACAAGTGGGAGCTGACCCCAATAGTGGCGGTAAAATTGGCGCTCCCGCTCCAGATTTTCCTGGTGGTATTTTACCTAAGTCCGATGGAACCTTAGTTGAATATAATGATCCTGCGGATGGTTCGCCGAAGCCAAATATTTCCAAAAATCCGGCCGCAAATTTGATTATGAATAGGGATAATTTGATTAAAGCCTTTGTTGATAATTCATATTGTGCATCTCCGACAGCTGGCGATATTGGAAGAGAAGAAAATGGTACTGCTGGTTTGAGGGAAAAATATGCCCCAAATGCGGATGGGCCCAGTACAGCTGCAGCTAAACCAGGTAAGGATATATTGAAGGTTTCGGAAGAAGTTGGTTTAGTACCAATTTTGCCTAACGTATATCAAGATTTACAAAAGGCGGATATGATGTTAGCGGCATATTCGGAAAAATCTCATCTAGACATGTTAAGTGAATCTTATTTTAATGTATTGAAATTATTCACCATACAATATTCGTATCAATATACTATTGATGTTTTGACAAAAGCTTTATCTGGACCGAAATCAAAATTATTGAGTGAGAAATATAAGAAAATAATAAATGATGCTCATGAACAATTTTCGGAGGAATATTTAAAAACCGGAGGTAATCTAAAAACTATTTCGTATAACGTAGTGGTAAATTCTGACTTCGATACAATCCCGGAAAGGAATATAGTCACAAAAGTTCCGGATTTGTATATACAAGATTATTATCATTATTCTAGATCAAAATTTCCAGGTTATAAAACATGGATTAAACCAGAATCTAATACGATTTTTTACACAAAAAGAAATCTTGGGGAAACATATTATGAGACTTCCGAAGAAGAAATATTACAACGTAGTATTGATAGATTATATAATGCCTTGAATGAATACTTTTTAAATAAAACTCTCGCGGTGAATATCTTAATAGATATATTCGATGCTGAAATTAGTAATATTAAGATTGACTATATTGAAATATCTTTGGGAAAAAACTTCAAGAATTATTCTTCTAGTTCACCAAAAACCTTATTGGGATCAATGGCCGATAATATCAATAATCAAATATCAACTCATTTACCTAGATCGGTAATAGATACAGATAAAGCCACAACGATTATTAAGGATTTTTCAGAAAAGATTTCTATTGCCAAAAACATGAGAAAAATTACCAAAAACGCAATTAATAAATATTCTACTAAATTAAATAACTCGTCCAATACAAGCCCCTTGACATCAGAGGGAATACGTTTATTTGAATGATAAGGAAGCAAAATGGCAACCGATGATAACAAAACTTTACCTATACCTATGTGGGCGGACCCGGATAGTGGTATAGTTCCAAAGTATCCTTATTTTTATGGTAAAAGGGATCCTTCTGGTAGATATGAATTTTCATATAGTAACCCAAAGGAACTTGATAAGAGTAGTGTTGAACGGTATGAGGCTTCTGGAAGTTTTGAAACTATTCATTCCCATCCGGATAAAAAAGAAATTAGGACTAAATTTAATGCTGGACAAAGCTTTGAATATACTGCCGGTGGATCGAGTAAACAAGTAGACGGTAATGTATTTGAATCAACTTCTTCCACAAAACATGAAAATATTTCCGGAGATTCTGGTAAAATAACAGGTGGAAAATCCATTAATGTGTCCGGCGGTTCTCAAATAAATATGGGTAAGAACGTTCTTATCGCATCGGCCGGAGATAGTAATTCAATTGGGATGGGTACTACTTCCGGAGAATCAATAACGGACCATGTTGGTAATGTATATCAGAGTTTTGAAGGAAACTTTGTAAAGAGCGTAATTGGCACCGAATTGAAACTTGTGGTAGGAGATTACGGAATACAAGTTCAGGATGGAAATTATGATGTTGATGTTTCAGGAAACTTAAGAATATTTTCCGAACAAAATGTAACTATTGAATCCGATACTCAAATTGTAATAAAAATAGGAAATACCGAAGTAATTATTGATGAGAGTAATATAGGAACGCTTAAAGCGCTATTGTCATGATAAATATAATAACGAGGACAAATGGCTAGATTAACAAGGGCGGACTTTTTTCGAAAAGATCCTAATAAAAAATTTGAATTTTATTCGGATTTTACTAATAATTTCAAAACCCTTCCTGGTGGTAAACATCTTGCTAGGGCTTTGGATGAGAGATCAATACAACAATCCCTAAAAAATATAATATTAACTGGAATTGGAGAAAGGCCATTTCAACCATTAGTCGGTTGTCAAATAGCCAAGATGTTATTTGATCCCAATAACCAAGGCGAAAAATCATCATTAGAATTTTTCATTCAATCTGCAATAGAACTAAATGAACCAAGGGTCATTTTAGTTGATATCATAGTAGATAACGGCGAGACAATTAATAGATATCATAGAGATTCTAACGAAGTAGTGATCACTATAAAATATAAAACAATAAATGATTCCACGACGAAATCATTTACACAAATCCTTAAAAGAGTTCGATAATGGCAGCAAATACAAATAGTACATTAACTTTAAGTTCTTTGGATTTTGATACACTCAAAGATAATTTTAAAAGTTTTCTTCAATCTCAAGATAAATTTAAAGATTATGATTATAACGGATCTAATATTAGTGTTCTGTTAGATATTTTGTCATATAATTCATATTTAAATTCATTTTATTTGAATATGGCAGTATCAGAAATGTTTCTAGATTCGGCTCAATTATATGATTCAGTTATTTCTCACTCAAAGGAACTGAATTATGTTCCTGCCAGTGCAAGGTCTAGTTCCGCCAAAATTAATTTTACCGTTGATGTATTAGGTCAAGATGGTATTTTAACTTTACCCAAAGGAACCAGATTCAGGGGTTATAACTCTAATAGTTCATATATATTCACCACGAATAATACATTAACAATTCTTTCTTCAAATGATACATTTTCTACTTCTAATTTGGAAATATTTGAAGGAGAATATTATCAAGATACATATATTGTAAATTATAACGAAGAAAATCAAAAATTTTTACTAACAAACCAAAAATCTGATATTAATAGTGTTGTGGTTAATGTAACTGAAGATTCTTCAAGTAAAGATTATAAGAGAAAAGATCACTTATTTGGTCTAAACGGTAATTCAGAAATATACTTTATACAACCTTCAAGAGACAATTTATACGAAATTGTATTTGGGGATGGGCTTTTTGGTAAAAAGCCAAAACATGGCGCGACTGTAAAAATAAGTTATAGAGTTACATTCGGAGAAGAAGCAGATAACATTAATGCATTCGATTTTGTGGAAGATTATTATTTTGATATTCCTAACATAGAAGTTGTGGAAATTTCTTCCGGGGGGGCTGAACAAGAATCTATTGAAAGTGTTAAATTTGCGGCCCCGAGGTATTTTGCCACTCAACAAAGAGCGGTCAGTTCGGACGATTATTCTTCATTGGTATTTTCGCAATTTAGTAACGAAGTTTCTGACGTAAATGTATACGGTGGACAGGAAGTAGTTCCTAAACAATATGGTAAAGTAATGTTAGCGATCAAACCTTCGGTTGGGGTGATTGCATCTCAATATTTAAAAGATAGCATCTATAATTATTTGCAAGAATATATCGCATTACCCAACAGAATTGTCATTGAAGATCCGGATTATTTCTATTGTTCGGTTATTTCCAAAGTACAATACGACCAGGCAATATCAACTAAATCTCCTTCAGAACTTCAATCAGATTGTATTTCTTCCATCGTTACATATAGTAAAAATAATCTAGAATTATTTGGCAAAGATTTGAGATATAGTAAACTCGTTAAACAAATTGATGATAGTGATGCCAGTATTACAAGTAATGACACAGAAATTAGAATTGTTAAGAAATTAACACCAGCTATTGGCACAGATACATCTTACAATATTCAAACTGGTAACGAAATTTATTACAATTCAACAGTATATGTATCAAATACAGTTCATGAATCGTATCATACAAGTAGTTATGACTTGCATTCCGAACATACTTCTATTCTTTCTTCTCGATTTACGTATAATTCCAATGATGGAAAAACATACCCATTGAGTTTTATTGAAGAAGATCAAAAAGGTAATTTAGTGGTGTTCGTCACTGTTGCAGATCAATTAGTCAAAAATGACATAGTTGGTTCAGTTGATTATGCAACTGGAGAAATTAATATTGAAAATATTAATGTGGCAGATTATACCGGAAGTATTAATTTGTATATTAAAACTGATACTAAAGATATTCTTTCCAAACAAAATAAAATTCTTATTATTGATCCCGCCGATATCACTGTAGATATTATAGAGCAATTAGTATAATGCCATATCAAATTCCAACTCATATTTCGAATTTAATCGAAAGTCAATTTCCTAATATCTATAAAGAAGATGGGCCCAATTTCGTTCTATTCATGAAAGCATATTATGAATGGATGGAATCGGCGTGGGATAACGAGTTCAACGGATATGGTGGTCCAATTCGCGAATCAAGAGAACTTTTGGAATATAGAGATATCGACCAAACTATTGTTAAGTTTCTTGAATATTTTCAAAAGAAATATCTATACGGTATTCCGTTTGAGGTAATTTCAAATAAAAGATTTCTTCTAAAACATATTCTGGATGTTTACAGGTCAAAGGGTAGCATTCAATGTTATCGTTTGTTATTTAAATTACTATATGATGAAGATATTGAAGTTTATATCCCTGGGCGCGACTTATTGCGCCCATCAGAAGGTATCTGGAGACAACCAAAATATTTGGAAGTAACCGGAAATAGTTTACTTGAAAGTTATGTTGGTCAGACAATTATCGGAAGTTCTTCTCGAATTACAGGTATTGTTGAAAGCTATTCCAAAGAATATTTTAATGATGATATTATTCACATTTTACACTTGTCAAACACCAGCACCAGAGATAAAGATTTTGAAGTTGGCGAAAAAGTTGTTCTTTACGGCGAACAATCTGATACTTCTAAAATTGAAGCAGCTCCTGCTATTAAAGGTTCTTTACAATCATTAGAAATTACCAATGGTGGGCAAGGTTTTAGCGTCGGCGATATAATCAAGATTGTTCATAAAGATTTGGATACTAATGATGTAATTTCTTATGGATCTGAAGGGGTTCTTAGGGTTTCATCTGTTAGTAACGAATTCGGAACAGTTAATTTCTTAATCCTTGATAGTGGTACTGGGTTTACCAATACCGCTCAAACGTTTGTTTATAGATCTTCAGATCAAGGAGAAGGTGCATCTTTTGAAATAGGAAATTTATCTTCCACACGGATTATTGAATATAATA